CTATCTGGGAAGAATACCTCCGAGCTAATGGCTATGGACATGTCTATCAGCTCTATGGCGGACTCGAACCAGAAGACCTTACAGCCCGGATCAAAGGGTTCAAGGAGAATATGGGAATCATACTTTGCACGACTAAGTTCGCGCAGGCGTTCAGTCTTGCAAGCAGCAAAGTCTGCTACCATATCGGATACGAGTACGACCCCAATGACAACATTCAGGCAGAGGACCGCTTGGTACCTACAGTTGGCGACTACTCGATCAATTCCTTCTACTACTCCTACCGAGACACCCACGATGACGTAATGGCTGAACGGATCAACATCAAACAGCAGATGATCCATATGACGACCACGAATGATCGGCTACTAAAGTAAACCCTCTGTTCCTTTAGTGACCGAAAAGTTCCATCTTGTGGCACTTCATATTTTGAGCTATTCTGATACATACGATTTCAAGAGCAGTGTGCATATGGGTCAGTCAAGCATTCGTTGGTTGACTGTGTAGGAGAATTAGCCTTGGGTAAAGACGATACAGCCAATGACTCCTACGATCCCACCCAATACGAGGTCTTCGATGAACGACCTGCCGACGCAGACCCCTCCGTCCTTGGATTCCTTGTCGAACAGGAACCGGTTACAAAGCGTCGTACTGCTGTCATCCGAACAACTGACAGAATACAGTTTCGACGTTGTAGGCGTCGTTGGGGATGGGGTTCTCACCTTAGAGGTAATCTTGGACCTAAAGAGAATGCAAGTCCTCTCTGGATGGGATCCGGATTCCATTTTGCGCTCGAAGACTTCCACGGTGCCAAACGCTTCCCAACAGCATCTGCTGCATTCGATGCTTTCGTCGATGCTACTAAGCGACATGATAAAACTAGCCTCCCTGTTGACTGGTCAGATCTATGGGAGCTATCCGTTGGCATGCTTGACTACTATGAGCACCAGTGGCTTCGTCACCGAACTCCTCTGCAGACCTTCGTCTTCAATGGCGTCCCACAAGTTGAGGTCAACTTTCGTGTCGAGATTCCGTTCGATGCATCCCACTGGGGCTATGATGATGTCGTCTATTCTGGAACTCTAGATCGGGTATGCATCGATGAGTATGGGCAACTTTGGATCGTCGAATACAAGACTGCAAAGTCAATCCAGACTCTACACCTTGCCAATGATTCCCAAGTTAGTTCTTATTGCTGGGCCGGGCAATATCTTTATGGTCAGCCGATCGTCGGGGTTATCTACCAGCAACATCGGAAGGACTTGCCCAAAGAACCCCGATTACTTGCTAACGGTCGTCTTTCAGTCGACAAAAGCCAATTAATCACCGCTTCTAGCTTCCGCGAAAAGATCCTAACCAAGTACTCCCGGATAACCGATGCGCCTAGTGACCATGTGGAGCTGCTCAATTATCTGGTGAGTCAGGAAAGCCCTAAAGGGGACAAATTCGTACTCCGCAACTACATCCAGCGGAATGCACAACAATGTCAGGCTGAGGGTGTAAAGATCCTCATGGAAACGGAAGAGATGCTGAACCCAGATCTCCCGTTGTATCCAAACCCTGATAGAACCTGTCAGTTTATGTGTCCATTCAATGGTCCATGTGTCTCTATGGATGATGGGTCGGATTGGGCATATGAAATGGAACTGCTCATGAAGCCAAGGGAAAAGATGTACGACTCTTGGCGTAAGAAGGTTAAGTATCCTGATGAACAGTTCGCACCTATGTTTGGTGAGCTACCGCAACCCAAACTGATTGACTATCAACCCGTTAAGGAATAATTCATATGGCCGAAGTAAGTGGCTCGGCGATTCCGCCGGGATCGAAGCCGTCTGCTCCAGTGGGTGGCGGTAACGATCCAACCAAGACATCAGGTGCTGCAAAGGTTGTTGCACCGTTTCAGATCACAGGTATGCAAGACCGTGATCGTTGGCTTAAGATGATCCTGTATGGTAAGCATGGTGCTGGTAAGACCGAGCTTGCAGGCAGTTCAGTTGACGTCGAGGCAATGCGCGATGTCGTTATGATCGATGCTGAATCCGGTGACATGACGTTGCATGACTCGGCTCGTATCAAGAACCCAAGCTTGATCCATCACATCCGTGTAACGGATTTCAAGACCGTAGCGTATGTTCAGGAGTTCCTGAAAGCGTATTGTTCGGCTCGAGATCGTGGTGACAAAGCTATGATGTCTAAGCTGTATGCTCAGGTAACTGGCGTGCAGACAGACAATCCACCTGTGTACCGTACAGTGATTGTGGACTCGCTGACTGAAGTCGAAGTGTACTGCGTATACCAGCTGCTGAACATCAAGGTCGATGGCAATAACATCGGCGATGATATCGACACTGCTGGTTGGCCAGAGTTCCGCAAGAACAACGAAATGGTCAAGCTCCTCGTGCGCGCGTTCCGTGACTTGCCAATGCATGTCATTTTCGTGTGTGCAGAAAGCTATACCCAGGACGAGCAGAAGAAGCACCACTATTCGCCTGCTCTTACTGGTAAGCTTGCATCCCAGGTTCAGGGCTTCGTCGATATCGTTGGCTGGGTTACTGTTGGACCTTCTGACGGTACTTCTGAAGCACCACGTCGTGTGTTCATCCAACCAATTAGCGGCGGACCTAAGTTCGATGCTAAGAATAGGCGTTCAGTCTATAAAGCCCCATTCTTCGATAACCCATCAATGTCCAGCATTATGCGCGACATCGGGCTGTTGAAGTAATACTGCGCCAACAGCAAATGGCAAACTCAACCGTAACCAAGGAACTATAAAATGGCAGCCAATACGTTCGAGATGACTGACGAAGACTACAGCCAGGCCGTATTCGAGGATGGCGGGAGCCTTATCGTCGACTTGACCAACGTCGAAGAGCTCAAGTTTGAGCTCATCCCCAAGGGCGTCTATGATGTGATCGTGGACGAACTGACCTATGGCAAGTCGAAGTCGTCTGGTGCAGCAATGTTCACCTGGGTGTTTGCTATCGATGGTGGCGATCATGCAGGCCGCAAGCTGTACTACTACACCAGCTTCTCTCCGAAGGCACTGAAGGGTACCAAGACGTCCCTGGTACGTATCGATGCTGAGACCTTTGCCGGCCAGTTCAATCCGCAGGAAGTCGCTGATTCGGGCAAGATGCTCGGCAAGCATGTGCGGATCAAGATCTCGCATGAAGAGCGCCAGGACAATGGTGAACTGCAGGCTCGCGTGCAGAACATCATGCCTCCAGCAGCTGGTGAAGGTGGTGCAAGTGGCGGAGCCTTCTTCGGCGCATAAAGCGTCTGATAAGCTTCCGGACCTGCAGACGCTAGTCGGTAGGAATTGGGTGAGTCTCGGTCAGGCGTGTGACCTGATCGAGATCTCCTATCAAACCGGAATGCGATACATACGTCCCGGCAAAGACAAATTAGGAAAGGAGACACCCCCCAAACTTAAAGCAGTGCGGGTAGGTGGTACCTGGAGGATCTATGAAGAAGAACTCCGTCGATTCCTCGATGCCGGAAATCAATAACAACCTAGCGAGCTCGGAGCCAGCCACAGTGGTCCCGGGCTCTCATTGTATCTATAACGCTTTCATCACCGCGGTTTCGATCGCATACCAGATTCCACGTCGATATCTCGACGGTTCAATGATCAAGGGTGCAAACATGCAACGCAAAGCTTTCGTCCTACTCTCTGGTGGTATGGACTCCACTACCTGTCTCTACAAAGCCATCATGGATTATGCACCCCAGAAGTACTGGGATATCGATGATGGTACGGACAATTTCAAGGAATGGGTTAACCTTGATCCGAGCGAGATTCCAGTTGACTGGGTCGAAGCGGTCAGCATCAACTACGGACAGCGGCACAAGAAGGAACTGGAGTATGCTAAAGCTACATGTGATCGCCTTGGTATTAAGCATACTATTCTTGACGTGGGCAAGCTCCTGTCTGGGGCAACCGTCATGCTCACTGACGAATCTGTCGGCAACGTGGCGGTCCCTGACATCGATTACGCCGACATCAAGGGAGTCTCTCCAACCTACGTGCCATTCCGAAACGGACTCATGCTCTCTGCCCTTACAGCCCACGCACAGAAGTATGTGAACGAGCAGATTGCTGAACGTGCAGCTATGTACGAAGACGGTCTTGCAGATCAGCCAGGTTCAACGCAGGCAGATATCGAAGCCGCCAAACAGCAGCATACGGCGGATGCTACCGATGACGCCAAGAACCTCTGCGGGATCTATTTTGGAGCACATAGCGAAGATGCGGCTAATTGGGCTTATCCTGATTGTACTCCTGAATTCATCGGGGCCATGGCAAACGCTATTTATATTGGCAGCTATATGGCTATTCGACTGCACACGCCCATCCAGTGGCTGATGAAGCACGAGATTGTGTCTTTGGGCGATAGCCTTGGCGTACCGTTCGAGACCACCTGGAGTTGTTACAAGGGTGGTGAATATCAGTGTGGTACTTGCCCAACTTGCCGTTCGCGTAAGCAGGCGTTCGAATTGGCCGGCGTTACCGATCCGACACAATACTCGGATACACGCGGGAAGACTTTTAGTGCATAAGGTTCTCTTAAAGACCGAGAAGCTTGAGCTGGTGGCGGAGATTCAGATTCCGCCATTTCAACCGCATTATCCTATTCTCCTTTGGGGGAGTAGGTTCTTTCGATATCAC